GGCGCAAGCATTATCTACGCAACTGTATTGTTCTGTTCCATTCGTAGTGTAAGTCGTGGTAGTGACAGTCGTTTCAGTTGTGTGTGTCTCATACCAATGCCCATCTTCTCCTCTAGCTAACACTGTCGTAACAGTTGACGCAGAGGTGTCACTAACTCGACTGGTAACTAAATTGTCTGAGTAAGCCCAGTAGGTAGGTACATAAACTGGTGGTGGTGGTGGTGGGACATAATCAGGATCACCAACTTCAGGAGCTACATAATTAGGGTTATTAGCTGACTCCCATTGCGCCCAAGTATCAAAACCGCTTGGAGCATCAGCACAAGCTGAAGTGCCAATGCAATCTGCGTAAGGGTTGTCCCATTCTTCCTCAATTATGATTTCATCAAACTCGTCAGCTTCTTCTTCGGTGTTACTCTCCCATTCTTCTTCTTCAAGTGGTGAGGTTTCTTCTTCTTCTTCAATTTCTTCTTCCTCTGGTAGCCAATCTTCTATCCAATCATCTTCTATCTCAGAATCCTCAAACCAGAACTCATCTTCCCAGTCCTCCCATTCTTCTTCCGTATTAAGAAACGGATCTTCTTCCCAGACTTCTAATTCTTCTTCTTCTGTTGTGTTGTCTAAAAACTCCTCAAATAAATCAAACTCATCGTCTGACCATTCAAGCATCTCTAATGGTATTTCACCGAACTCGTCAAAATCCCAATCTTCCATCCATGTGGTAGTTGGTGCCAGTTCTTCTTCAAACCATTCTTCGTCTATCTCTTGTAAAATGGAAGGAGTCTCTTGTTGAGAGTCTTCCCATTCTTCGTCTGTGATTTCTTCTTCAAACCAGATTTCTTCAATAAGTTCTTCAATAATTTCTTCGATTTCTTCAATTTCTTCTTCCTCAAATTCTTCTTCGATCCATTCTTCTTCCAAGATAAATTCTTCAAACCATTCATCTTCTTCCCATATTTCGACCCATTGTTCGTCTGGTTCCCATGCTTCTTCCTCAAACCACTCATCAATGTCTTCCACTATTGCGTAAACGGTGGTATGGATCTCCGCTTCCTCTTCAAACCATTCGTCGTCGTAAGAGACCTCTTCCCAGATTTCGTCTTCCCAGTATTCTTCATCGACATTAAGGATGATTTCCAAAAGATCAAATTCATCTTCAAAGAGTTCCTCTTCAATCCATTCTTCACGTTCAAGGATTTCCTCTGCGTAAGATTCACCCAGCACTTCCTCAAGACGATCTTCAGCGATTGCTTGGAAATATTCTGCGTCTGACGCTACCCAAGCTTCGACTTCCTCTTCCTCAAGGATGACTTCGCCTGCTTCTTCATCAAAAATAACTTGGATAGTTACTGGCGCTATTTCTTCTTCTGGCGGTGGTGGGGTACCCCCTTGTGATGGTGGGGTATCCTCCTGTTCAGCTGGTTCTTCTTCAACTAGGTAGTCGGTTAAATCCACTTCTACCTCAGCTAAAACCTCACCGCTGGTGTCTTCAATAGCTATATCAAGCATGGTTGGAGGGGGGACTTCAGCGCCCACCTCCGTATCAGGTGCCGGTTCAGGGTTTGGGGCTACGACCACTTCTATTACTTGCCCGCTCTGTAAGGGTATTTCTACTTCTAAGGCATCAATCGCAATGGCTACCGTTGCATCTTCTACCTCTGCGATACCAATGCTGTCTTCAGAAAAAGAGATAAGTGAAGCAGTCGGTATCTCTGGTTCAGTTTGGAGGGGGGACATTGGATCTCCCGTCCCTACTGGTGTCGGTTCAGGTTCTTCCTGTATTGCCGCTTCAACCTGAACGGATTTTTCTTCATTCAACAGCAGTAAAGAGAATTTTTCTTGGGTAGGCTCATCTTGTTCCTGCTCCAGCAAAGTTGTACTGGTATTGACGGCTGAGTCCGATTTTTCTGGGGTGGGAACATCTATTTCTTCTACGTCAGCACTAAATGTTTCTATACCAGGTGGCAAAAATACCAACACAGGGTCTGCTGTCGAAGGGCCAGATATCAAGTATCTGTACGTAGCACCTTCAATTTCGTTTACGAAAGAACCGTCATAATACCCAAGGCGGTCTCCACTCTCTGTCTCAATTTTAAGAGCCATTTGCTTACTGCCTGAAGAAGCGACAGTGAGCATTGTCCCTGATTCTTCCCCTGTGTCGCTAGGGCAGAAGCTACATGAGAATGGCCCTGATCTTGATTGCATGGGCGTAAGTTCCATTGTGCCTACGCCCCCACCCCATGCTGTTGCTTCTTCTGTTGGGTTGGTTGCCGCTAGAGCGTAAGACCACCCATCGCCATCAACGTCTATGTAACGCTCTGTGGTTGGCCAGTTTGAATCATAAATATAAATTCGGTAACCAGTTGGCGTTTCTTCAACTCGGTAAGGTGTCACAGCGTGACCGCCCTGTTCGGAATAAATACCTATCGTGTAACCAGTAGAAGGTTCGCCTCTTTCAGCAGCTTCAAAATCTCGGAGTAAAACCTCCGCTAACTGAGCGGGGTGTTTTTTAAGATATGAAGAAGCCTCTTCTTGGACTTCTGTAGCGAACTGAGTCACATACCAATAAACCAATTCTGAGATCAAAGCAGGGTCTTCTTTAACCAGTTCCGCAACAGTTTCTGTGCCTTGGAAGGAACTTAATATTGAAGGATCATTAGCTAACCGTAAGGAAAGAACTGTTAGCCCTTCGCATAAACCACCCTGCATGGAACGGTTTGCTTGACCTATGAGTTGCAGGATCACTGGGTATGGGGTGCATTGATTGTCTGTTACATCTGAACAAACCTGACTGTCCCCATATAATCGTCTGGTCGTGTTAACTGTTAAATCCGCTGGGGCTTCCCCTCCACCAAAGTTCTCGAAAGAAAAGGAATCTTCCTTCGGGACGTAATCAATGGTGTGATCTGCTAAAGGTTGTGTTGTGTCTCTTGGGGGGATGCTGATAGGAGCCACGGTTGTTTCCGTGACCTTCTCCCCCGTTTGACTGCTTTCACTTGAGCAACCGAGCGCTATTAGCGTCCCAGCGACTAAGGTCGCTAGGAGCCGTTTCATCGTTTACGTCTGCGCTTAGTCTGATACCAGATCAACAGTCCTATAAGGGCTGCGATTGCAGCTGCACCAACGATGACGGTTACTGACCCGCCTGGTGCTTGGCTCATGTCAAGCGAAAAGTTTTTGGTGCCTCCACCCAGAAGGTTGTTTTGGGATTGGAGGTCGGCAACTGCTTCTTCGAGTTGCTCCACCTGATAAGAAAGGGCTGCTTCGTCATTGCTGGAATCCCATAGGAAACCGAATGATCCTGCGAAAGCTGCTGGTAAGCCTAGAACCCATGCAATGTTGTCCTTCATTTTGTCAAAGATGCTTAATGTATTATCAATTGTTTCTTTGACTTTGCCAGCCATTTTGTCTGTGGCTTTTTCTAATGTTGCCTGTATTTCCATGAGACTTTCTGTCAGTATCTCTGCGTCACTTTTTTCTTCAGGCATTATTTTCTCTATCTGTTATAAGACAACGTAAGTCTTCTAGTTGGTCTTCTACATAAGTTAAGGCGGCTGTGATGCCACTTAATTGAACTTCTGCTGCCTCCAAAATTTCTGTAGTTTCCATACCAAATCCTTTCAAATAAAAACGACCATTTGGGAGAGGGTTGGTTTTTATGTCACCTCTTGGTAGAATGTAATTATGTTAACAACGGGAAGGTTAGATATGAAAGACTTATTTGCAGATCGTCCATGCTTACGTAAAGGAAGGTATGGAGATTTCACTTGTGGCTTCTGCGACACCGCAAGAGCTATAGCCGAGGGAACAACTTATATTGTTAATGACAAAGTGATGCCAAGGGAAGAAGCCATCCAATACAATTTAAGTCTGTGCGTCAAAGCAAAAGAAGCCAGTGAGCTTAGTCCCACAGTTAAAGAGATACGTCGTGAAGGTCAACGAATTCTAAAAGCTGGCACAAACATCCGTGTCCAATTAAAACGCAAAGCCGGTACACGAAAGTTGGATGGTTTCGTTATCGAGTGTTATGCCGATGGCAACGTAAAAATATACGTTCACGATTTATCAGCGGTCAAAATAGTTCCTGCCGATGGATTCCTCACAAGTAGACGAGGCACCACTTGTAAATAAAGATGTTGTAATATCTTTGGATGAGTGATGAAACCATAAAGTCCGATAGGGACACAATCTGGGGAAGGCAACACTTCGATCCAAAGAAGGGAACTTCTTGGCACACCTTCACTGATGGTGTGGACACTCGCCGGATAATCCCATTGAGGAAGAAATACAGAAAACAAAGTTGAGTGACATGCTATCTCACCCATTCCTAGCTGTGGTTCCTGATGAAGTCGCTGAACTTATAGAAGAAGCTGATGACAAGGGTTTTATTGTTAGCGGTTTAGATGCGAAGGATCAATACCCAGCACCAGGGTGGCGGATAGTCGGAGAAGATTGGTGGGCGACTGTTGAGCTTGCTCACCCTACAGATAAGGTGGCTAAATATTCGTGGATTGTTTTATTCACTGATGAGGAGGGGCAATCTCTTTGGGGTGTGGAATCATTCACTTGGTTTATGAGGGAATTTGAAGAATGGATTTAAACGACAGAGACGGTGAATGGTGGGATGAACTCGCAGAGTTGAATCCTGATGCCGTAATATTAGACGGATTTGATTCTTGCATAATCGGTTATGCAAGCAGACAAAACATGCAAGCAGTTCTTGTTTACGATGAAGACAAGATGATTGATGTTATGGCTGAACAGTTAGGCGGAGATACAGAAGGCGCTATTGACTATTTGAGTTACAACACTTGGGGTTTATGGGCTGGGGAAGGCACCCCTATGATTTTGCGGAGATACGATGACAATGAGGTTTACGAAGAGACTTCTTAGCACACCAGACATTGACCTAGAAACAGGGTGGATGGGAAAAGCTAAGTGTAAAGATTTACCTACTAATATTTTTTTCCCTGAAACACGTTCAGTCCCACAGGTTAAAGTTGCAAAAGCAATTTGTTCTAATTGTCATGTTCGTAGAGAATGTCTCGATTATGCCATAGTAGCGGATCTTGACTATGGCATATGGGGTGGTTTGACATGGATAGAAAGAATAAATCTTAAAAGATATGGTTACAAATCCTCTTAGACGAAACTGCCCTCAACAAACGTCAAGGGCAGTTCGCCAGCCACCTCCTCTCATTGGGAGTAATCTCATTATTTCACTAAGAGTCGTATAGGCAAAATGGCTAGACGAAGATTGCCTCCAAAACCGAAGGCAAAAAAGAAAAAAAAGTCGGAAGTAAGGGAAAAATCTAAAAAAGTTTATTTTTCTGGAGGTGAGCGTGATGGGGACGAAGCGTGGCTAGTCACACCCTTGCCGAAAAGTCTGAAATGGAATTTAGGTAGAGATAATTATTTCCAAAGTGAATCAGATCCTTCTATTTACGAGTACGATCCTTTAAGGGAGATTATTTATGAAAGTTGAATGCACACGCCCAGCTACTGTTGGGATTGTTTCTATGGGAAGCATGGGAGCGGCTTACGGTCAGATTCTTAAAGATTTAGGGCATGAGGTTATATGGGCTAGTGAAGGTAGAACATATGACGATTATTCGTTAGAGACTCATCGGAGGGCAGAACCTTTTGAAGATGTCGGGTCTTTGCAAGCTATGGGCGATAGAGCCGATGTGGTTTTATGTGTTATGCGAGGCGACTCAGCTACGGTAGCTGGGAAAGTGTGTAAGTACAGTAGCTTTAAAGGTCACTATGTTGATGCGAACACAAAAACAGAAGAAGAGTGTGAGAATATTAAAGCCATAGTTGAAGCTGGTGGAGCTACTTATGTGGATGGGTGCATCATAGGGCATCCCCCTGTTCATGTCGGGAGCAATCGTATGTATGTACATAGCGACAACCTTGGCGCAGAGTGTTTTGTATCTTTGTTTGAAATTGATGATGTAGGTCAAAGAAAATGTTTGGTTAGAGCGATAGCAGGGTCTCCTTCTTTGCTAAAATTGGCGTATACAACTTATTCGTCTGCGGTTTTGGCAGCCTCGATTTTGGCTAGAAGAACTACTAGGATGGAAGGCATAGAAGAAGAATTTTTATATGAGGCGACTGAAGGATTTCCCTTCAATCCGCGCAATGAAGATGGGTCTAGGAGAGGATTATTCGGAGGATGGTAGGTGCTACCACAAATAGTCGTCTAGGAAGCGTAGGCTAAGAGCATGTCTAGTATTCCAGCGTTGGTCATCTGGGCAAGTTTAAGCTTGGTTGCGATAATAGGAGTGGTGCTGATGTCGGCGCTTAGAGTAAAAGAGAAGGTTTCTTCTGTGGCACTTGTCTCAGGGGCTTCCGCCGCTATTATGTGCGGATTCACCCTTAATGTTTCAGCTGGTTTAGGTGTTAGCGCAGGGATACTATTACTGGTTTCTTTATTGATGGGCTACGAGGGCTGATATGGGTTTTCTTGATGGGTTAGATTTTACAGGTCACACCAGCGAAGGTTGGGTTCGTGGCGGCGGTTATGGTTCTAAAGCGTTCTACTACAACGAGAACATGGCGAACATAGGTGCTTTAGATAAGAAAAATAAAGTATATAAAGACGATTGGGATGTTGACCGTGCCGTTTCAGAAGGCAACGACCGTGTTACTTGGGTATTCAAGAGCGTGTTCGCTATTGCCTCTAACGCAGCTCGTCTCCCTGTAGAGATTTTAGATGAAGATGGCGACCCGCAGGATAACCCACTGTTGCCTATCCTTAACAGGAAGACAAATCCACACCATGATGCTTACAATTTCAGGTTTCAGCTTTCTTCTCAGGTTCTTCTTTCTAAAAGAGGAGCGTTCGTAGAAGTAGTTAAAGATCGTCTTGATAACGTCACTGGTTTGTATCTTTTGCCTCCTAATTGGACTTACCCGATTCCTGATCCTAAAAAGTTTGTTGCAGGTTATTCGGTTCAAGTCCCTAACAATAAAGAACGTATTGTCAATCCGGAAGATGTTGTTTGGGTGCGAATCCCTCACCCTACTGATCCTTACAGGGGGCAATCACCCTTAGAATCATGCGGTTTAGCTATAGACATCGACTATTACTCTCGTATCTATAACAGAAACTTCATGGTTAACGATGGTCGCCCTGGTGGTATCCTCATGGTTAACGGCGAGTTGGATGACGATGCGGCAGATGAAATCCGTCGTAGATTTATCGGCAACACAGGCTCTGCTCTTGGTGGTGCTGGTCGTATGACAATCATGGAAGCCGAGCAAGCGAAATGGATTGACACTTCAATGGCTCAACGTGATGCTCAGTACACAGAAACAAAGCAATTAGCCAAAGAAGAAATCTTGATGGCGTTCGGTGTCCCTGAATCAGTTATCGGTAATGCCGCTGATCGGACATTCTCGAATGCTGACACTGAACTTGAGGTGTTCTGGCGTGAAACGATGCTCCCTCACTTGATGCTGATTGAGAAAGCCTTTGATCGTTTAGATGGGTCAGAGGATCTGACAGTTAAGTTCAATCTTGAAGATGTTGCGATTCTCTCCAGAGATGAGAGGGAAAGAGCAGCGTTTCATCTTGAAGAACTCAAGTTCGGAGCAATATCTATTGACGAATACCGTCAGAAGGTAGGGCGTGATCCTGTTGGAGCTGATCTTATTTACATACAAGGCAATTTGATGCCTGTGGGTCAAGCAGTGGCAGATGGGGAATCACCATCTAGTGATTTTGAGCCACCTAACATTGACGAACCTGATGATGTGGATACAACTCAACCTCAAACAGCAATCGTTAATCCTCCCGCTGAACCAACTGCTACTGTTCCTACATCAGTTGCAGCTTCTTTGTTGGATGGTTTGTCTGAAGAACAGAAATTGATAGCCATACAAGAAGAAGGCATGGAGGGTAGGAAGTCTGACCCTTTAGCTGAAGAAGACCCGTGGGGTTTCCAATATGGGGATGTGTGGATTGACACTAAAGAGGCGGATGTTATGCGTAGACGACAGTCTCAACAAATGGAACGTCTTGCAGATTCGATAGCTATACAAATGGGCGCTTTTTTTCAGAGGCAACGAAGGGTTGTTTTGGAGAAATGGAAGTCAAGAAAGATTCGTGAGAAAGTCAACAAGGGTGTTTCTGTTGGTGTAAATGATATTTTGGACATCCCTACATGGGACAGGCAATTAACTGCTGATGCTAAAACATTTATTATGTCTCTTTTAATTGATGGTAGCCGTGAGGTAGCTATGATTTCTGGGACTAAACAGGATGAAGATGATGACGATTTGATTTTGATAGCTTTGGCAGCTGGTGTAGCTAAGTTCGGAGAAATTAATTTCACCACTAAGAAACAGTTGGAAGAAATAATTAATGATGGTCTTGGTGCAGGACGTTCTGTAGATGATATAGCTAAGGATATAGAAGAGGTATATTCAAAAGCTATGAAACAAAGAGCCCGCTTAATAGCCAATAACACTGTTGTTTTCGGGGTTAATGAAGGACAGCGGATAGGCGCTATCAACGCTGGTTATCGGTACAAAGTGTGGTTGAGTATGGAAGATGAGAAGGTTAGAGCCACACATACAGGCGCTGATGGGCAAGCTAGACCGATAGAAGAGCCATTTTTGGTGGGTGGTTATCGGATGATGCACCCTGGTGACCAGTCGGCATCTATTAAAGAAACAGCTAATTGTCGTTGTTCGATGATGTTTACTAATACTCCTAACCCAGTTGGGCTTTTAGAATACGGCAGAATAGAAGAAACTGTATAGTTTCTCTTAACGCTCCCCCACGTTCAGGGTAAACCGACATAATCTAGTGACATAAGTCTCAGGAGGCACAGTGGAACTAGAATCTAAACAAGTCGGAGTAGAAGCAAAAGCAATTGACGATGCAGAAGGCACTGTCCAAGCAGTTGTTTCGGTTACAAACATTGTTGACAATGTTAAAGATGTAATAGAACCAGGTGCTTATGAACAGACTCTAGGCAAACGTGTGCCAAAAGGCGTTTGGTCACATGACACAACCATCCCTATTGCTAAAACACTTTCAGCAATCGAACTTGCACCTGGTGATGATCGCCTTCCTAACCATTTAAGAGAGCAAGACGCTGGTGGTGTTCTTGTGAAAATGAAGTTCAACCTCAACACAACAAGAGGTCGTGAAGCTTACGAAGACATTAAATTCTTTGGGCAAGAACAAGAATGGTCGATTGGCTATTCAGTGCCTGAAGGCGGTTCAGAGATGAAAGGCGAAGAAGGCATTCGCCATATTAAGCAACTCGAATGGTACGAATATTCACCCGTACTATTTGGTGCAGCCCCTGGTACTAGGACTGTCTCAGTGAAAGAAGATACTTTTTCTGAAGAAACAACAGAAGAAGGATTTGAGGACAGTAAAGGGCCAATCAGGAGTCACGCAGTTGGTTTCGCAGATGATCGCCCGTGGAAACCTGCCATGTACAAAAATGTGCGCTCTCCGGCAGATAAAGCATATTATTCAAATATTTTTGCTTTTCATAAAACAGGCGAAGACCCGAATTACAAAACTAATTATTCCTATATCCACCATTATGTCAACAGCGATGGTAAAGCCGGTGCTGCTGCTTTAGGTGGATTACGCGAAGGCGTAGGTTCTTTAAATGGTTCCCGTAGGGGTACCACTTTAAGAGGTAATGACCGTAAAGGTGTTTACAATCACCTAGCCCGTCATTATCGTGAAGGTGGAGAAAACAATCCACCTGAACTGAAGTCAGATCAATTTGTGGATGAGATAATGCAATTAAAAGAAACTTATTCAGATTTTGACTTTGCAGAAATAGACGCTCTTATAGAAAAGGGTGCCGAGATAGTAGAAATCAAGTCCAGTTTGGAGGACATTATGGCTGACGAAGCCGAAATCACACTAGAGACGGCTGAGACAGAAGCCAGTGCTAATAGCACGGCTCAGTCAGTCATTCAAGATGCTATTACAACCTTGAATACTCTGTCAGAACAACTAGACCAGCTTGAGGGGAAGGCAGGAGACACCGCAGGTTTCTCAAACACTGCTCCTGAATCAAGTGAACGTGCAGAAGGCGCAGGCGAAGATGCACCAGAGGTTGTAGAGAACCTTTCACATGGTGGAACTAACACTCCAGCAGAAATGGAAGTTGAAGGAACACCAGCAGGCAACTCTGAAAAGCCTGCTAAAAAACCAGCGGCTAAAAAGCCAGCTGAAGAACCAGCAGAAGAAGAAGCAGAAAAAGCTGACGAGTCCATTACAGAAGAAACAGTGGATGAAGTCATTGAAGACGCTAAAAGTGTCCTAGATAGCATTGATCTTGCTGAACTTCGTGAGTTCCAAGACTTAGTTACTTACTCTGATTTAGGAGAATAACGCATAGGTGACGCTACCGTCACCGTATTAGATGACGATGTAGGTTACAATAGGGGTACCGAGCGTGGTGACGCGAAAGGAGCCCTATTGTGACTGACTTTTATGCGGAAATGCAGAGTTACGATTCCCCTAATTGGCAAAAATTTAAGATTGATTTAATCCTTGAAGATATGCCTGAAGACGAAGCTAAATCTTTAAGAGCAGCTCTTGATGACACTGACATAGCCCACATAACTGTGGCTAGAGTCTTGTCCTCTCATGGACATATAGTGTCTGCTGGGGCTGTACGGAATTGGCGACATGGGCAGAGTCGATGAGCGAAGCCTTTAAAGAGGAATTAGCTAAATCCCGTTTAGGGAAAATCGCTGACCTTCTCGAACGCTCTGGAATAGAAGCCGAGGAAATAGGGACTGTTGAGAAAGTCCGTATCTCTGAATGGCAGGGTCTCACAAAGAATGAGGAAGGCGAAGCAGAGATCCATGATCTTGGTGGGGTTTCTGTAGTAATTAATCCTGCTTGGGTCAATGGCCCTGAATGGCCAGTTGTCCAACAGGCAGCTCCCGTTTCGATTAGGCATAAACCAAAAGCTAAAACCACCCGATCGAAGTATAAAACTGCTGTAATTTTACCTGACCCTCAAATTGGTTTCCGCATGTTTGAAGATGGTTCGATGGATGCTTTCCATGACGAAGTGTCTATGAATGTGGCATTAAAAATTCTTGCTTCTCTCGACAAAGTAGACACCATAGTCAACTTGGGGGATTTTTTAGATTTTGCAGAATTTGGAAGATTCGAGATGGAACCTGCTTTCGCTAAAACTACACAAGCAGGTATTGATCGTGGTCACCAGTTCTTATGCGAACAAAGAGCTAATGCCCCTAAAGCACACATAGTTTTATTAGAAGGCAACCATGACCGTAGATTGCAGAAGTCAGTTACTGCTAACACAGC